TAATAACCAATCATTAGATAACTTATTCTTTGATGGTGTAAGAATCTATCAATCTTCAGGTTTTGGAGATAACCAAGCAATCGCTGCAAGAAGCTCTAACTTATTCTTCGGAACAGGTCTATTAAACGACAGAAACGAAGTAAAAGTTATTGATATGTCAGATATTGATGGCTCACAAAATGTAAGAGTAGTAATGAGATATACAGCAGGATGCCAAATCGGTGTAGGTGCTGACGTAGTTCTTTACGACTAATAAATTAAATTAACTAACATATAAAAGGGTGGGCAAAACTGCCTACCCTTTTTTAATACCAATATAATTATGGCTTGTTTATTAACTAAAGGTAGAGCTTTACCCTGTAAATCAGGAGTAGGTGGATTGAAGTCCGTTTACTTTGTTGATTATGGAACACTAGGCGCTATCACAATTGCCTCTAATGAAATTTCAGCAGTAGCAGGAAGTCCTACAGTATATCAATTCGACATCAAAGGAAATTCTACACTAGAAACTGCTGTAACATCAAGTAGAGAAAACGGAACTACATTTTACGAAAGCACACTAACACTTAACTTTACATTCTTAGAAAAAGAAACACAAGAGGAAGTAAAACTTCTTGCAGTAGCTAGACCACATATTTGGGTTGAGGACTACAATGGTAATTATTTATTAGTAGGTAAAGTACATGGAGCTGAATTAACTTCTGGTACATTTTCAAGTGGAGCAGCTATGGGCGACTTAAGTGGTTACTCATTGACATTTGTTGCACAAGAAACTGCACCACCAGACTTTACAGTTTCAACAGTTGTTACAGGTGCTACACAAGGTAGTAAGATAACACCAAACTAAAAATAATTTCTTATATTTATAAGAGTTTTCATAAATTGAGATTAGTTTTGTTTTTAAAGGGGAGTTTTTTAACTCCTCTTTTTTTATGCGAATTTTTATTGCGTGTATATATATTTAGTTTGTAGTATTATTAATTTTAAAACTTAAATATTTTCAAAACAATTTTAATCAAATCAAACAATACTACTTTATTCGATTATAAAGTAAGTACATTACAAGAGTATCAAAAAGCAGTAAAAGGCGACATACAAAGAGTAGAAATACCAAATACAAAAGACTTTATGTATATAAATGAAAGTGGATGGAGTTATGCGCCTAACGTATATGCAAGTGCTTTAGCAGGTAGAATTATATACGGAGATGTTTTACTGTTTGCAGAAAAAGATAGTGATAGCATAGATTATCTAATATCTTTATCAGGTATTACGTTATAGGGTTAGTGTAATAGGTAGCACAGCTAATTGACCTCTGCTAATAAAAGTAATTAATTTATTAGTATGTGTTAAACAACAACAAAAGGAATATAGTACTCACTGTTCTTAGTAATTGGTTAGCAAGTAAAGTTCGAGTCTTTACCCTACAAAATTGGGAGGTTTATGCCTCCCTTTTTTTATACACAAAATCTAAAGTTTATACGTTATATAAGTATGATACACTTAACGACATCTGCATCAGCTCAGACATTGAAAGTAATACCAAGAAGTTATGCATCTAGTGTAAGTATGATACTAAGAGATGATTCAACAAACACCTCAACGACATACTCAGTAAGCACTACAACAGACAAAAATTATTTAGTGTTATCTAAAGCATTAAGTCCAGTACTTGTAGAGGGTAGGTTTTATGACCTAACTATAAAAGAGGGAGGTAATGTAATATATAAAGATAAAGTTTTCTGTACTGACCAAACAATATCTAGTTACTCAGTAAATAGTGGAGAATACACAATCCCAACAGGTAATGATGTCTTTGATAATGATTATATTGTAATATGAAAAATAAATCAGATTTAAGTATTGTTAATTTAAGCACTTATACTTCTCCACAAGTTAAGGAAGTAAGAGGCAAAGACTTCATAGAGTATGGAGAAGATAACAACTACTTTCAATACCTAATAGACAGATACAACGGAAGTCCTACAAATAACGCTATTATAAATGGTGTTAGCGAGATGATTTACGGAAAAGGCTTAGATGCTACAGATTCAAACAGAAAGCCTAATGAGTACGCACAAATGATGTCCTTGTTTAACAAAGATTGTACCAGAAAACTATGCTACGATTTAAAACTGATGGGTCAATGTGCAATACAAGTTATCTACTCAAAAGACAGAACTAAGATTGTACAACTAGAACACATGCCTGTTGAAACACTAAGAGCAGAGAAGTGCAACGAAAAAGGCGAAATAGAGGGTTACTATTACTTTAGTGATTGGTCAAAGTACAAGCGAGGAAACGAATTAAAAAGAATACCTGCATTTGGAACTTCTAAAGAGGGATTGGAAATAATGTACATAAAACCATATAGAGCAGGTTTTAAATATTATAGTCCTGTAGATTATCAAGGGGGAACACAATACGCAGAGCTTGAGGAGGAAATATCTAATTACCATTTAAACAACATACTAAACGGACTAGCACCAAGTATGTTAATCAACTTCAACAATGGTACTCCTGACCCAGAGCAAAGAGAAATGATAGAAAGAAGAATCTACGAAAAATTTAGTGGCTCTAGTAATGCAGGTAAATTTATTTTAGCGTTTAATGACAATTCAGAAACAGCAGCTACTATAGACCCTATCCAATTAAGTGATGCACACAATCAGTATCAGTTTTTAAGTGATGAAAGTTCTAAAAAGATTATGGTATCTCATAGGGTAGTAAGTCCTATGTTATTTGGTATTAAAGATTCTACAGGTCTTGGTAATAACGCTGACGAATTAAAGACAGCTTCTATCTTGTTTGACAACCTTGTAATTAAAGGCTTTCAAGGACTTTTAATAGACCACTTTGACCAAATACTAGCTTACAATGATATAGCTCTTAATTTATACTTTAAAACGCTTCAGCCACTTGAATTTACAGACTTAGAAAATGTAGAGGACGAAGAAACTAAGGAAGAAGAAACAGGTGTTAAGTTAAGTAAAGAATCTAATAAGTTATTAGAGGAGTTTATAGGCAAAGGTCAAAATGAAGAAGAACTACTTGAAAAATTTGATTTGATTGATGAAATGGATGTTGATTATGAATTAGAAGATGAGCTTGACCAAAAAATAGACGAACTAAACAACGAAGTAAAGTTAGCAAAAGTTGGTAAAGCTGCACCCTATAAAGAGAGTGAGCAAGATGGAAAAAGTAAGAAAGAGGGCAAAGAAGATATTACCTATCTAGTAAGATATATGTACACAGCATATAAGGGTGGTTACAAAACAGACTCTACTACAAATTCAAGAGAGTTTTGTAGAAAAATGATGAGTGCAAAAAAAGTTTATCGTAAAGAAGATATTATTGCTTTAGATGATGTTGCAGTAAACCCAGACTTTGCAGGAAAAAACAAATCAACATATTCAATATGGCTCTACAAAGGTGGACCTCGCTGTTCGCATAGATGGACTAGAAAAATATATGCAAGAAAAGATGGTAGTAGGTCTTTAGGAGATACTATAAGCACAACAAAAGCAAGAAGCGAGGGTTTTAGACCAGAAAAAAACCCAAACAAAGTATCTATAGCTCCTAGAAATATGCCAAGAGCAGGTTACACAGCAGCATATTGGAATAAAATAGGTTTTAATAATTAATTATGGCAACAGTTTTATTTATATCGAGAACAGATTTAGTCAAGAATAGTATCATTGATGGTAATACCGATACTGATAAATTTATTCAGTTTATTAAGGTAGCGCAAGAAATAGAAATAAGAAACTACTTAGGAACTAAGCTATACGAAAAATTACAAAACGATATATCTGGCTCTGGTGTTACAGGGAACTATCAAACTTTATTAAACACATATGTACAACCTATGTTGATTTGGTTTGCACAAGCAGAGTATATTCCTTATGCAGCATATCAAATAAAGAACGGAGGAGTATTTAAGCACACAAGCGAAAATGCAGAAACAGTATCTAAGAGTGAAGTAGATTACTTAGTAAACAAAGCAAGAAATACAGCAGAGTATTATACTCAAAGGTTTTTAGATTACATAAACAACAACAGTGG